CTCGGAAGATCATGCTACATGATGGAGCTAGATCCAAAGTACGTGGACGTCATCATCGATAGATGGGAGACATTCACAGGCCAAAGAGCAATCAAGGAGGAAGCAAAATGAGACTCTTCAGCACAGAACAAGTAAGCAAGTGGCACCCAGACAAAATGGCAGACCAAGTAAGCGACGCCATCGTCACCGCGGTGCTAGCTAAAGATAAAAAAGCGCACGTGGCGTGCGAATGCTTATTAAAAGGAAGCACCTGCATACTCGCAGGAGAAATCACCACAACGGCAAAAATCGATTACAAGGCCGTAGCAAAAAGGACGCTCCTACTCCTAGAACCATGGAAGAGCTACAACGTAGAACTTCACATCTCGGAGCAGAGCCCAGAAATCGGAAACGCTGTCGCTCAAGACGAGCACCAAGGCGCCGGAGATCAAGGAATGATGTACGGCTATGCCTGCAGCGAAACAGAAAGCCTACTGCCTTATGGCTTCGATCTCGCAAACAGAATCATCGCAAGGCTCGAAAAATTCACAGTCGAGCACCCGGGAATTCTCAAGGGAGACGCAAAGACCCAGGTAACGGTCGATCTGGACACGGATCCGGGAGAAAAATCAGTAAAACTCATCCTGATCAGCGTGTGCCACTTTGAATCCTGGAGCGTAGAAGCCATAAGGAAGCAGATAAGAAACCTCTTCCCAGAATTCACAGAAGAGCAACTCCTCATCAATCCAAGCGGAAGCTGGACAATCGGAGGACCAGATGCAGACTGCGGACTCACAGGAAGAAAGATAGTAGCAGACCAATACGGAGGCTACTGTCCAGTCGGCGGTGGAGCATTTAGCGGAAAAGACCCAAGCAAAGTCGATAGATCCGCAAGCTACATGGCCAGACACATCGCGAAGAACCTCGTAAAAGCCTACGGGCTCAAAGACGTAACAGTTCAACTCGCGTATGCAATAGGAGTCGCCCAACCAGTGAGCGTAAGCGCAAAATCAAGCGACGGCGACGACTTCAGCAAAGAAGTAATGACAACCTACGATCTAACACCGAAGGGCATCATAGAGCAACTTAAAATGCTCGACTGGGACTTCGAGAAGCTAGCTCAAGGGTGCCACTACAGATAGGCTGAAAACACAAAAAGGAGCGAAGAAACAATGCCATCAGGAGGAGCAAGACCAGGAAGCGGTCGAAAGCCTTCATTTGAAGCGCCAAGTCACGCATCGAATGAGGAAAAAGAAGCAAGAACCGAAGCACAAAAGAGTCTCATGACAACAGCGAAACTCACGTGCCCGGGCTATTTAACAGACCTGGCCAAGAAGGAATGGCGCCGTACCTTGAAACTTTACAAGTCAATGGACGCCGACATTCTCTGCGACTTAGACGTGGCAGCGCTAGTCATGTACTGCGAAGCGTGGAGCATTTACAAGACGGCCCAGGATCAATGGACCAAACTCGGAACCACAGCCAGTACAAACCCAGCCGCCCAGGCATTAATCGACAAAACGCTCGAAGTAATGAACAAGCAAACCGCAGTCATTAGCAAACTCGCCGAGCAGCTATGCCTAACGCCAGTAGGACGAGCTCGAATGGGCATGAACCCAACGAGAAGACAAGCAGGCGACAAATTGACTGCATTCCTCAACGATTAGTCAATGAACTACATCAGCGAATACATCGAGAAGATAGAAACTGGCGAAATTCTAGTCTCGAAGAAAATCAAAAAGCTATACCTCCAGATTTTGAAGCCAATAGTCGAGGACAAAGACCCGGACTACTACTTCGATGAAAAACGTGGAAGTAAATTCATAGGGTTTACAGAACAATTCTGCAAACAATCAAAAGGCGAATGGAACGGCGAACCATTAAAGATGATGCTATTCCAGAAAGCCAAGTATCAGGCTTTATTCGGCATCCTAGAGCGAGAAACCGGACTCCGAAGGTTCCGTGAGGTGTTCGACGTTAGAGGCCGTAAAAACGGCAAATCAACTGAGAACTCAGCGCTCGGCTTATATCTAGGATTTGAAGAAAAAGGCGCCGAAGTTTACGTAGCGGCAACGATTAGACAGCAAGCCCTCAGAGTATGGGAAGAGTCAAAATCGATGATCGCAAAAAGTCGAGAGCTTAAAGCCTTCTGCAGCTCGAGAATCTTCCCACAAGCGGAGATTTCAATTAAAGGCTTCGACTCTTACTACAGAGTCCTGAGTAGAGACGTCAAGACGCAAGACGGACTCAACGCAAGCTGCGCAATTATCGATGAAGTTCACGAGCTCCCAAGAGCCGTGTACGACATACTGAAGCAAGCCACATCATCCAGAGAGCAACCGCTCGTAAGCATGATTACAACAGCAGGCTTCAAAAGACAGGCACTCTTCGACGACTTGTACGAGTACAGCTGCAAGGTGCTAGACGGAACAGTGAAAGATCCGCACTGGTTCCCGCTCATCTACGAACTCGATGATCCAAACGAAATCGAGAACGAAGACATGTGGATCAAGGCAAACCCAGGCCTGGGCGTAATCAAGAAGGTGGAAGCCTTACGAGACAACGTCAACAAGATGAAGGGAGATCTTAACTTCGCCAACACGGTAAAAATTAAGGACTTCAACATCATAGGCGTGGGAGCCACAACCTGGCTCGATGGCGAAACCATCACAAACGACGAGGAATACTCAGAAGAACAACTCCGAGCCCTCGACAACTCAATAGTGATCGGCGGCTACGACTTATCCAGGACGAACGACCTGACGGCCTTCTCGACTTTATTATTCGACCAGGCAAACAAGAAGCTCGTCGCACTAACCATGTACTGGATAACGATGGACTTCCTAAACTCACCGGAAGCCAAAGAGAGCAAGGTTCCATGGCAAGCGTGGATAGATAGAGGGCTCATCCGAATCAGCGGAGAGCACCTCATCGACTACCACGATGTCGCCAACTACGTAATAAGCACATTCCAGAAGTACGGATGGTGCTACAACAAGATCCAATACGATAGCTACAGCGCCGGCTACTTAGTCGACGAGCTAGCATCGATGGGGTTCAGCAAGAATGGATGCCAGGAGGCAACGCCGCAAGGCTTCAAGACTCTGTCCATTCCAATGCAAGAGATGGAGGCACTCCTCAAATCAAAGAAGCTCGTGTACCAAAACAACCCAGTAACGAAGTGGATGCTATCAAACATCGAACTCGAACAGGACAGAAACGGAAACCTCATGCCAAAGAAAATGGGTGAGAAACGAGCAAACAAAATCGATGGACCAGCAACCATCCTCAACGCACTAGTAGAGTACTGCAGAAATAAAGCTAACTACTTAAATGATTAAACCAAAAGAAAGGAGAAAACATGGGAGCACTAGGAAACTTATGGTCGGCACTATTCGGTAAGAAAGACCAACCAACAAGCAGAATCAACACATTAAACATTTTTAGTCCTAATTTCTCCACGGAAGTAAAGAAGGAATTCAACGCTACATTCGAAGCCGGAATCGCGGCACACTCCGCGTTTGTTTCTAAAATTAAGCCGGTCGTTTACTTAAAGAACGAACCAGCTCAGAACAGAAACAAGCTCAACCGAATAATCGGACTAAGACCAAACCCGGTAATGAACGCAGCCCAGTTCTACAAAGCAATAGCTCGAAGCTACTTCGGAGACAACATCGTAGTGATCTGGCCTAATTGGACGATTGAAAACGGACAAAGAGTCCTCCAGGAACTCTGGCCACTCGACATCGATACAATAACGACAGCCACAACAGGCGACGGAAAAATTGCGATCAAGTTCAGAGTCAACGGAAAAGAACACTACAAAATGGCCGACGATTTAATCATTTTACAAAGAGAAGTCGACATTCGAAAACTCTTCCAGGGAAACAGCGCAGCTCTTAATAGAACACTCAAGGTAATTCAAACCTGCTATGAGGGCCTGGAACAAGCAATCGTCATGAGTCAATACATCCGCTTCATCATTAGAAGCACAACGATGCTCTCAGATGAGAACCTCAAGAAGAGACAAGAAGAGTTCGTGAAGCGTCTAAAAGGCGATGGCGCACTCTATGTGGACGGCTCAGAGGAAATCAAAGAGGTCACATCAAACGGCAAATGGCCACAAAGCACCGAAATAGCCTCGCTAAAGGACGATATTCACGAGTTCCTAGGAATTACCCCAAACATCATAAAAGGGGACTTTACAGAGGCGCAATGGCAAAGCTACTACGAACGCAGCATCGAACCATTATGCATCGAGATGGGCCAAGAGCTCACAATTAAGTTATTTACTGAAGCAGAGCAAGAGAGAGGAAACTCAGTAAGAATCATTACAAGCCCGCTCCAAACAGCAACGCTCCAGACAAGAATACAAATCGCACAAGCGGTCCTCAAATTACCGCAGATCGTGCCGAACGACATTCTCGAATTATTGTACCAGCCAAAAATCGAAGGCGGCGAGAAAGTCCAGTCCTCCCTAAACTGGGTCGAGGGAGACAAGAAAAACGAATACCAAGGGGTAAACGGAAAACAAGACCCAAAGTCAGATCCAAAGAAGGAGGACGACGACAATGGAAACAAATAAGGAAAAAATCGAAAAGATGATCAGAAGCGGTGACTACCATCACATGATAGAAGTCAGAGCTCAAGAACCAGCCGAAGAAGGCAAGCCAGTAGAGAGAGTCATCGAAGGAACACCGATCGTGTTCGACCAAAAGACGGAACTCTACAGATACCACGATGACTGGGTAGACAAAGACATCATCGTCCACGAGATCATCGAAAAGGGAGCATGCGATAACGCAGACACGAGAAACTGCTTCCTTAAGTTCAATCACGACGAGAGCGTGATGCCACTCGCAAGAGTCAAAAATGGAACCCTTCAACTCGATATTCAAGAAGATGGCGTTCACATGAAGGCAACACTCGCAGACACAACCGCAGGCCGTGATTTATACACACTTGTAAAAGACGGAACAATCGATAAGATGAGCTTCGCCTTTACAATAGATGAAGACGAGTTCGACTCAGTGGAGACTGAGAGCGAAATAGTCGTCACGCGAACAGTCAAAAAGATTAAATCTTTATATGATGTCGCGGCTGTTATGGTTCCAGCTTATGAACAAACCAGCTTATATGCACGCAGCAAAGGAGACGTGGAGGCGTTCCTTAAAGCAAAGGTGGAGACCGAGCGCGCTAAAAAGCTAGAAGACGCAAAAGCAGGACTTCATGACTTCATCAAGCAAAATTCATGTAAATAATTACAGGAGGTAACCAACACATGAACGAAAAAAGAAAAGCTGAAATCGAAGCAAGACTCGCCGCAATTGATGCAGAATGTGACTCCTGCCAAGATACAGCCAAAGTCGAAGAGCTCCGCAAAGAAGCTCAATCATTGGTCGAAGAAAGAGGAGAAATCCTCAAGGCCGAACAAGCAGCAAAAGA